TCAACATAGGATGAAGAAATGAAGATAGAACTACAGATTAGTTTATTCATAGTTTTAATGCTAGTCTTAACCTTAAACTATGGTTAAAGACCCGAGGAAGATATTATGAATAAATGTTCAATAACAGCGTTTTTAATAGGTATTACGATAACCGTATCATCTTTAGCCTTTTTTGGACAAATGATGCAGATGCCAAGTAAGGCAATGATGATGGGTAGTACAATGATGCAAGGACAAGATAAGCCTTGCGACTGTAATTGTTCCTTGACTAAGTAAAGGGGTCGATTTCGACTCGGTTTAATTACGGCTTATTCTCCCTTAGTATCTTCTTAGCCAACATATCAACAACCTCAGTTAGCTCATCACTCAGGTAGTCATCTAAGTCCATAGCAACCTTACCTTCAATGCGTGACAAACAAAGTAACACTCTCATAATCTCTGATTTACTCATCTTCATTCTCCTGTTTACGCCACTCATTAATCATCTTATCGTTACGCTTAGCGTCTAACTTATTGTAGTAATCTACACTAGACATACCGTGATGCTTCATACACCACTGGTCTTGTCCTTCAGCCCACAACTTAGCAGTGTCTACATCTAAGTCTCTGACCTGTGAGATGTGATAGTGCATATATGTTTCAAGTGCTTCACTCATCTTCATTCTCCTATGCCATCTTTAGAAATAACCTACTCATTGGGTCAAAAAAGTTTCTTTTTGACGCAGCTGCGCTAACTTTAACTGAACCACGCGTTGATTGGTTTATACTTATCTTTTTAGGTTCTACGTTTTTACATTTAGAACCTTTTTTAGAGAATATCACTTCAGGGTTAGTGTAATTGTTTAACCGGTATGTAGCAGCGGGTCGCTTTAAATTTAAAGCGTCCACTAACATTCTAGCTGTAAGTTTAGTACCATCATCTAACGTATAAACTCTTTCAGGTCGACGATGTTTATACGACACCCACTCACGATTGTCTTTGAAGTATGTATTCATTTAAGCTTGTAGATACCTTTCTTATTGACTATAGTAGTCTCTATTGTAGCTCCAGCTCTTCTCAGAGCATGTAAAACTGATCCTAAGTTGCTAATGTTATATAACGATTTAGCTTCATCTACTGTGATGGTTTTACCGCGCTCTAAATGATCTAAAATTACAGCTGTTTGGGTTTTATCATTAGCCATTCTACTTCTTAACCTAGCTTTATCGCATTTACACTTGTGTAGATACACACTAGTTGCACCTACAGTTAACCCAGCCATAAAAAATAATGTGTTTTCTACCATCTTACTCTCCTATTAACTTAAAGTTTTTAATAAATTGGTTACCAAAACTGGTCATCTTAACTTGATTGCTGTTAACTCTAACTAAATCCTTATCTAGTAAACTATTCAAAGTTAATGCGTGAAATTCGTCTTCATCTAAACGAATGCCTTCGATAATGTCTTTTAATGCTGTAATCTGTACTGCGGATATAAAACAGTGTGTCGTTTCTTTTCTCATAATATTGCCTTTATAAATAGTTCGTAAGTGTTAACAGCGAGTGCAATAGATGCAAAAACAGCTGAAAAAATTAAGGCGAAAATAATAACTATCGTCGCCACTTCTATAAAAAATTTACTCATTTCATAACCTCTACCATGTTAAATTTATAATCTAATGGGTCATAGTGTTCCCATAGTCTACCTGCTTTTGCCCATAAATCAAAATTACCTCCTTGAGGATAATCGTGTAAGTATACAATTCGCTGACAAGACGTAGCTAACAATAATTTAAGGCAAGACACACACGGCGCAGTAGTCACATAGCAAGTATGTACGTTATCTGGTTCTTTTAATCTTGTTATAGCATTAGCCTCAGCGTGAATTGCTTCACACTCATCTAAACCTTCTCCTGATGCGTTACATGACCCGCCACACGGGTTATCTATACAATGTTCAAAACCAGACGGTTGGCCGTTATATCCAAGACTTAAAATATGGTTTTTATTGTTAACTAGCACGCAACCAACTCTACGGCGAACGCAGGTGGCTCGTGTAGAAGCCACTAACGCAATTGACATAAACATCTGATCTGTGGCCGGCCTGAGTGTTGAGCCGGTAAAAATACCTGGTAATTCAACTTGATAAGGGACACCTGATACTCGACCCATCATCTTATAGCCTCTATAAAGAAATCAGATAGGCCTGAATTTTTACCTTCAGCTATTGCCCAAAGGTGATCTATTAAATCTTTGTAAGATTTAAACTGATTAAGTGGGTCAAATGGTTCATAAGTAAACTTTGGCGCACTCTCTGAATTTAATATTTCAGCTACTTTACCAAAGTTCGTCTCATAAATATGTGCAGAACCCATGTTAATAATCCCTTCGCCTAATGTTACGTCTTTAAAGTCATCGCTAACTTCATTGAGTAATAATAAAACATAACCTGCTAGCATAGCTATATTGAATTGGTCATATACAACACCAAGTACTCCGTCAGACGAACGCATATTCCAGATAATATTTAACTTGTTATCTCTAATTAAGAATTGACACGTTGTGCTACAAGGCATGTCTTTAGTTGGATACGGATTCTCTCGCCATATGTTGATTACAGCTTGTCTAGAATCTCTGTCTTTCTTTAAGCTGTCTAAGATATATGACAATTGATCAATAATCTTTGGGCCATATGAGCCAAAGTAGAATATACCATTATCGCTAAACTCCCATATGTACTTTGAGTACTTCTCAATTTGATCTACTCTGTTGTTACCAGATAAGATCCAAGCTGCTTCTGCTGCCATAAACTTGTAACCAATCTTTCTCTCTGGTATAGTGATAGCAGGTGTGGTCATGTCAAATCTATATTGATGTGCTAACTTCTCTTTAATAGCTAAACCTCTTGGTGAAGCTGAGTCTAAACCATCATTCATAATATTTCTTAAATGGTTGTAGTATATTGCGTTTGTGGTGCGCATTCTGTCTCCTTTAGTTAGTAACTAAGCGCTAGCTTTAGTTTTGTTGAACGTGAGCGCTAACTCATCTAACAGAATTTTGTTATAACCTGTTATATGCTGAGTTAGCAGTAACCTGTCGCTAAGCCAATCTAAGCTATCAGCGTCTTGAGTCCAATCGTATGAAATATGTGCAAATTGAGTCATTAGTTTATCGTAGTTATTAATAATGCTGTCTGCTTGGTCCATGATAAACTCAATGTGATCTGTTGAGTCATAGTCCTTTGTTTCATGACCTTTCCAGTCGTGTAGTACGCTATTTGGTGGTCTACAATAAACGAGAATAACTCTCTTACTACTTAAAAGTTTATCTAGCGCTACACACAGTTCGTGACTATTAAGCGTATCTGGTTCGTAACATTGACGACTGATTGATGTTACTCGGTCAATAATAACTGGCTTACTCGCCAACTGTTGTTGTTCAAGCAAACATTTAAAAGCTGCTTCATCGTCTTTAGGCGGCCCGCCTGGATGATAAATAGGCATCTTAAGTTTTTCAGATAGGTAATTAGCTAAAGTTGACTTACCTGAATTATCAAAACCCTCTAAGATAATAGCCATTATTTGACCTCCTTAATAAAATCACCGACTTCATTTAGGTAGCCTTTACGATCTTTGATCTCTTCATAAGCTGATCTGATACATTGTTTAAATGACATACCTTGTAACTCTGTCTGCATAATCAACGTAACTACGATATCACCAATTGCGTCTTGAATCTCAGCTTTATTATTGGTGTTAACTGCCTCTAATAATTCGTGAGTCTCCTCAAGAGTTTTAATTGCCTGTGTAATCGGTTTCCCATTTGTAGTGATCTTTCTATCACTCCCCCATTTAACGATTTTTTCTACTAGTGTGTCCATTTATTCTCCTACGATAACTATTGTGTATGGTTTACGATCTGTCGCTGCTTCCATTTGACCGTTGTGATGAATTAATACGTCTTTCCCATCAAACACAATCGGTTTTCCATGTATATTGAACGACGTATTAATCAACATTCTAGGATTAAGGTTTGTTAAGATGTACCACATAAACTCATCATCTCGCGAGATGGTTTGAGGTCGGCCAGTATGCACATCTTCTAAAGGCATCTTATGAGCTGCGCCAATAATATCATCCGTTACTTTGTTAAAGTCTAACGTCGTGATCATATATTTAAGCGACTCAACAATCTTATTACCACCTTTAAAGAAGTACTCAACGTCTTTATCTCTAATAACTGGGGCCATTGGCATGATAGTCGACCGGCCATTTAACTTATTAATGTATTGAATATTTTCAAGTGTTGGTAAAGCTAGTGTCGTTGTGTGACATAAAGCTCTTGAGCCAAACTCCATAGCACCTCTTACTACATTCACAATTTCATTTTTCTTAAGTTTATCTAATACTAGCGATCTAGCATGTAATTCACTATTGGTGATAATCAAATTATTGTCCGCTTTATAAAATGGTTCTGACACTATCTTAGATAGATCACGTTTACCATAATATAAATTATCGAACTTAAAGTTCTTATGGATGGAGTGGTATATACCAATAGCTGCGCCTTGATCACCAGATAACGGCATAATTGATAACTTACCTTTTGGAGGTAGTAACTTTGCTATTGAATTATTTAGTTTTACATTCATAAATAATCCGCCAACTGCTATTACATTGAACGGCGCATAAGCGGTTAGAATAGCTCTCATAGCTAATTCGATACGCTTTTGTACATAGTAAGCAATAATAACTCTACTATCCCAACTATCAAATGCAATACCTTTTGCATTAACACTGTCTAAAACCGTTTTAAAGTGCTCTCTATAGTTAAGTTTTAAAGCCGGTAAAGCGTCAATTGAGCACAATGGATCGTACCTATCTTTAACATCATAATTACCGATGTCCTTAAATTGCTTCTTAGTCCATCTAACAGCTGTATCGTTTAACGTATTTATTTGCTCTATAGTTACTATATCTGTTATATGCGCTTCATAACCAAGTAGTTTATACTCATCTTGATTTTCTTTTAAACCTAGAAAAGACGTGGCGTACTGAAACAGCAAACCTAAAGAAGACGAAAACCCAAATGACCTATGGTGTAGCTTAATGTCAGGTGTAGTAGGGTTATCATCTCGCCAATAAATTGACATAGTTTCGCCATAATTACCGAAGCCGTCTGCTACAACCACTAGCGTCTTAGATTTGCTGACCTTTTTTCCACAAAACGCTAAAGCTGAATAAGCGTGAGCATCATGGTGTGTAAAGTCAGCGCTAAGTGAAATAACTTGACAATCCTTAAAGTTTTTGTATAAATACTTTTGATCATACCACTTATTTGGCGTTGTTGGGAGTGACCCATTAATAAACCAATGACTGATGTAAATGGTTACATCATTAGGTATATCAAAATATTTTTGAATTTCTTGGATTGAATTATATGGAAAAGATGAATCAGCTTTTACTTTTGTTAAGCGCTCTTCTTCGTAACCACAGAGTACTTGACCTTCTTCGCCAACTAATACAGCTGACGAATTGTGTCCTAAAGTTAATAATAAATATCTCATCGTTGGATTAACCCCAACTACCTAGAAGATCATCTACGCTATCTGACTCGTCAGCTTTTTTAGTTGCTTTCTTTTTTGGTTTAGGTTTATCTTCTTTTACATCTGTTTTTGGAGCAGATAAAGCTGGCGCATCGCCTTCAAAGTCTTTAGATTCAGCTCTTTGAAGTGCTTTTTGACCAACATCTTCTTTTAAAATACCATTAAATTCGAAGTCTAGTAAAGGGTATTCAGCATCTGCAAAGCTAATTGATGTAATCGCTGCAGCCATAGGCACATGATTTGACGCTAGTGTTTTACCATAATCAGACAACTTCTTAAGCGAACTAGCTGCCACAGACAATTCATACACGTTACCTTCAATATTATCTGGTCGCGCTACAAGCAATTTTTTAGAGTCTTTACACGCTTTAGCAGGTTTTCCTGCGGCTGACGTGGCTGAACCCCAAGCGTTCTTTTCACATGTCATACATGCATCACTTAGCGGTTTTTCTACCCAAGTGTCCGGTGAAATACCATCTCTTGATGAACAACTAGGTGGTTTAGCCGCCCCGCCCACATATGTTGATTCATAGTAAGCTTTAGCTAGACCTTTTTCAGGTTCTGCAGCTAAAATAGTAATATGAAGCGGACCTTCACTTGCTGCAACCTCTTCGCCATCTTCGATGATTCTAAACTTTCTACCTTTAGTTGAGATTCTTGGTTTCTTATCTGCTGTTGTAATTAATCCAGCTGTAGCGTCTGCTAAAGACGAATCAACCATTGATTTTAAGTAGTCTGGTAATTGGATTTCTGTTGGCATTGTATGCTCCTATATAATTTAATTTGGTTTTCTAATTTGGAATTCGATCTCTGTTGAGTATTCAACACCTGGCGGTACACCTCCGTTTTCAGACATGTACTCTTTAACAGCGATTTTGCCTAATCTCTTCTCAAGAAATTGCCAATTCTCTGTTTCTTTAATAAAGTCTAACGTTTTTTGCCAGTTGCCAACTCTTACAAAATCTTTTGTGACTCTGTATGCTGTACCGTGATGTGTTTTGAATGAGTCAACACCTAATTCGTCTGATTGTTCTCTTAACCATAACGATAGTGTGGTCATCTTTTCTTTTAAGTCGTTCTCGATCGCTTTAAAATCTCTTCGTGATGTATCTAACTCATCTCTAAGATTTACATATTTCTCGATTACTTCGTCTATTGTTGCCATCTTTGTGCTCCTTGTATTTTTGATTGAAGTACTACTTACGGTAGTTAATCGAGTATTTTAATGAGTGCTAACTCCGTTAAATTAGGTGAGGGTTCTGCACACACCAGTACCCTCAGACTGGCTAATAATAAGGAGATAAGTACAATGAAGAAAACTTACTCTTTAGCGTGTTTTTATTTAACTTATAGTTATTATACTGTATTAATAATATTATTTATCGCTATAATTTGGGGTCTATGAATATAACGATAGTAACGCATCTGCCATCCTTTCTTTGTTTTTCAAAGCTTTGAAAATCTTATTTTCTATTTTAGACGAATATAAGTGAACGATCAGTTGGTTGTGTATCTGGCCTGGTCTGGTAATCCTAGCACAAGCTTGTTGGTAAACCTCACCTGAAGCAACTGGTCCTGACCATATCATAGTAGCTGCTGCAGTTAGAGTTAGACCATGACTCATAGCTTGGGGGATAGCAACAATTACATTTAAATCACCATGTTGGAAGCTATGAAATATATCTGATCTTTGCTGACTCGCTACATCGCCTGTTACTTTACTAACTGCTAAACCTTTAGCGCTTAAGAATTCAAGTAACATATCTACTGAGGCTTTAAAAGGTGTAAATACGATTAATTTACCTTTACCATCTTGTTGGTAAATATCGTATATTTCGTTAAGCCTAGGTTTTACGTCGAATATTTGTACTTCACGATCTTCGTTATAGACCGTTCCAGTTGCTATTTGTAGGAGCTTAATAGCTTTAACTGCAGAGTTAGCAGCTGTAATCAAACCGTCCTCATATTCAGCTACAAATTGATCAAACATAGAGTTATATACTTTAGCTTGATCTGGGCTCATAGGTACTTCACGATCTTCATAAGTCACAGGTGGTAAATCTATTACGTCATCTCTTTTATGGCGAATACCTGGACTTAATACTTTAGCTACAATATCTTCCCAACCATCTCTCGGTATCCAAGTAAATTGATTAATCTGCACCATTAGCGACTCTCTAAATTTGGTGAAATACTTAGGTAAATCCGGGTTAGTTGGATTGGTTATTTTAGCTAACCCAAATGATTCAATAGGTGAGTTAGGCGTAGGAGATCCAGTCATTGCCCACACGCCTTTTGCTGCGTCCACAATTGGTTTTAAATCTTTAAATCTCTTTGTTGAAGCTGTTTTATATGCTGTGGCCTCATCTATAACTATTACGTCGTATTTTTTATATAGTTGATCAGCGACTGTGCCAATACCGTCAAAATTAATAATGGCGAAGTCGTGTCTATAACCAAGTCTTTTTAGTCGTTGTGGTTTAGATCCATGTATGACTTGACTTCGTCTATGAGGTAAACTCATAAATATTTCATTCGCCCACACTGTTCTTAATGTTGATAATGGTGCAATAATAAGAACTTTGTTAATCTTCTTATTAATCATTAAGAAATCTAGAGCCCACAATACGGATAATGTTTTTCCACAGCCCATGTCTGATAAGACGAACGCTCTAGGACTCTTAAGTAGAAACTCAACAGTCTCTACTTGATGTTCGAAAGGTTTGTCGTACTTAGATGGAAACGTGTAATCAGAGAACTTCATATAACTCGTCTAAAGCGTTTTGATCTTTGCCATATATGATAATAGCCACCCCGCCAGATGCTATTACTTTGCTTTGGTCAATCTCTTGTAACTTAGTTGGTTTACCTTTATCTGTTTTCACTTCAATCGATACCCATTTACCTTTAATGCTACACACTATATCTGCTACACCTCGCCTACCAAAACCTGTTGGTACTGGCATATATCTATAGTGATCAGGGTAAGTTTTATCTAACCATTTGCACACCCAATCTTTAACTTTCTTTTCTGGTGTTTGTGCCATTTAATCTCTCCTTTAACTTTTTAGTAGATTCTCTGAATTTAATTTGTCTTTCCCAATAAGCTTTTGGCAATGCTTTAAGTTGTGACATTATTTTCTAATGGTTTAACTCTGTACTCTTCATCTTCATGCCAAGCAGGCGAAGTATCTCCCATGTCTTCCCAATGAGCGAAAGATTTATCACAACATAGTCGTGCTAGTTTCTGTATCTCGTACCCTTCTGCCCACTTATGGATTAATTCTGCGTGTTTATGTTGCTTCATTTTTTCATTTCACATTGTTCGTTAGTCGCTGTGCACCAATGGCAGTATCTATTAACAGTTGGTTTAAACTCAGTCTCAGCATTAACCAAATCAAATTGCTTCTTATAGTATTTCATCAACGCGCTCATATCATCTCTAGTAAACTCTACAGTAGTAGTTTGTTTGTGATCTAAAAATAGATAAGCTGCAGTGACTTTATTAATCTCAGGTCTTATGCTAAACACTATCATAGCCATTAGATGTAGTTGACCACCAAATCCATCATAGTCTCTAACTTTACCTGATTTGTAATCAATAACTACTGCTTTATCACCATCTGTAACCATTAAATCAATAATACCTCTATAATACGTAGACCTATCAAACCAACTTACTTCTTTATGGTCTAAGTTAATCGATACTTTTTGCTCTGGGTAAACGTTTTCATATTGGTCAACTAGTTTTTCTACGATAGGTATCGCAGATTCACATTCTTTAGACAACTTAACGCTTGGTTTTGATTCAATTTTAGCTTTAACCCAATCTTCTAATTGAGCGTGTAATTTTGTACCTCTTGCAGCTGCAGGTGATTCGACGTATTTAAACTCTTCGACTTTATCTAAGTATTGTAGTCTGAATTTTCTTGGGCATTGTTTGAAGTTATTTAGTTTTGAGTATGAGAGTGCTATCATTTTTCTATTAGTTTTCCTTTTTGTTGTAATATTTTTTTACATTTTTTACAGCGAACTACTTTTACATAGCCTACAACTAAATCGAAGTATCTATACGTAATATCTATAAGACCTTTACGTCTTAACTCATTAGCAGCTTCAAATTCTTCTTCGCCATATGTGCCGCAGTTGTCTTTACCTGTTTCAAAAGTGTATTCGCCTTTACATATTGTCTTTATTAAAACTAGTCTTGCTAGTTCGCTTAATTTCTTTTTCATTTATTCCCCGCGTTTCATATTCTATATAACTAGCTTCTTGAGCTAGTTGATCAATTTCGTGGCAATCGTGTTCGCCATCAGTTTTTAATTTAAGTATCATTTTGGCTAAACATCTAGCCTTTTTTATTAGTTGTTCTGCTGTGTGTAACACATTCCTCCTCTAGTTTTTTAAATACGCCGTCAATTTGTGTGACGACAAATGATTGGTTAATATCCCAACCTGTTTTTGTGTATACAGACCATTCTATACATCTTCTTTCTAATCCTACCATTTGGCAATGCCAACTCATTAGTAGTCAATCTCTTTCATATCGCCCCAACTAGTGCCTAAAGCTGCGTCCCAAAGTAAAGGTATAGGTATATCTCTTTGCCAAGCTTCTGCATAAGGTAAATTATTGAGGCAACGTTTAATATCTGTAGCTAAGTCAACTACGCCATCATTATCTGGTAAATACATGAATAGTGCGTCATGAACGTCAAAAGCGAAATGAGCTTTAGGAAATTTCTGCGCTACCATTGCAATAGCTAACTCTTTCATATCTGAACCTGAACCTTGAATAGGGAAGTTAATAGCTGATGAGCTAGTAACCCACTCATGTTGACCCCATTCATCTAAATAGTATCGTTTACCTGCTAGTGTTTCTGTGTAACCAAGTCTTTTACTTCTGGTAACTATTCTATCCCAATATTTAACTACGCCAGGATATGAAGTCTTAAATACGTTATTCCATTGTGCAGCTGTTGCCACATCAATAGATAAACCATATTGAGTGAAAGCTTTTCTAGCTAAGGCTTGGTTACCAATTCTGTAGTTACAAGATAAGTTAACAAATTTACCATTATATCTATGGTTAACTACGTCCTTATCGCCTTGATGAAATCGCTCAACGAATTCGCTATACTCGATACCTGAAATTCTAGACCCTGTCATGGAGTGAAAATCTAAACCGTCTTCAAATACTTTTAACATGTTCTCATCACCTGACATAATAGCCATAAGTCTAGATTCTTGACCTGCGGCGTCAAATTCTGCTAGCTTATAACCAGGTAATGGTTTAATAAACGTACGAACAGGTCCTTTTCTAGGCATTTGGTGAATAGCTACACCTGTAGGGTATTTTTTAAGGTTTTTAGCTGAGTAAGTGAAACGACTTGTATATGTACCAAACATGTTTGGGCTAGGATGAGTCGTCCCGTCTAAGTTATACTCCGCTGATGTAACAACGCCTTTAATAAACTTAGTCTCTAGCGTCTTCAAGTGTTTAAACTCTAAAATAGCTTCTAGCTTTCCAGCTAACTCTGTTTGATTTGTTAGTGCAAGATCTGAGTGCAGTAATTTAATGTCATCTTGAGCGGTTGAAGGCGCACCAGTCTTACTAGAGAAGTTTTTAGGTTGTAGACCTAATGTGTTAAACATGTACTCGCCTAATTGTTTAGGCGAAGTTATAACTGTTGACGGTAAATCTAATTTTTTAAGTATCTTAGCTTGACCTTCTCTAATGTCTGGCGTCATAGACTGAGCTTGATCACCGTCTAATAAGATGCCGTCTAACCAAGATCTGGCTACAGACGCAATACATCTTTGTTCAATAGTGTAACCTCTAACCATCGATTCAGGTAGTAACCCAAGTAAGTGGTGAGCTAGCTTTAAAGTTAACACAGCGTCCATAACTACTCGCTTATCCCAATAATCTTGGTCTTGACCTGGTACGTGCACATCTGTTTTTACGTCTAAGAACTCTTCAGTCATAGGATCGTCAGGTAAAAAATGGCCAACCAAATGTTTAAGTGAGTATGACCAAGTTCTCTTCTCAGTCATTTGTGAATTCATAACCCATTTAGCTAAAAGACTTGTGTCTTCCCATTTAATCGCGTTTACTAAGTCATAGTCAGTATGAGCTATTAGCCACGCCGCATCAAACTTCGCGTTATGTGCGAAAACCCTTTTACCTGCTAGTTCTTTTAGTAGATTTGGTAGCTCGTCTAAATCCTTTAGTATTTTTTGGTAACCGTCAGGTCCAGCTACAGATATAACTGTAATTGTTGCTGTACCTTGATAAACACGCCATGGTTCTAAACCAAATGCGTCTGCATCACCACCATTAATAGCTGAAGTCTCTACGTCTAATGAGTACATCATGCCTCCTTAAGTGTTAGCACGTCTGTATCTACTAACTTCTTTATTGGTTGTTTAGCTGCGAGTAATGCTTTGTCGTATTCGTTTTTAATTTTTTCTGTTTTAGCCGTATCATAACCACCATGATTACGAATCGTAAACGCTGTGGTTTTTATACTGTTAGATTTATATAGTAGATCTGGGTCGTCTGAACCTACTATTGATTGTAATCTAAGCTGTCTAGACTTTAGCTCTCCAGCATAGTCCATCTTAACAGATTGAGTAACCTCTTTAAACAAAAATCTAGCGTGTGCTGCTGATATACGACGCCCGTTAGGGAACATGTATTTAAGATAGAAATTCCAAGAATCTTTAGTGATAATATCTGATGCGAAAATAGAGTAACCGACTTGTATGTGTTCTTCTAAAGTCTGTAGTTCAGCTGACTTATTACTCTCCGTGACTTCTAATTTAGACTTTGTCTCAATAGCATGTCTATCCCAACCAAACTTAGTTATGTCTCTATTAAATAACCACTGTCTTAAGTTATTTGCGCCTATTTCGCTTCCCATCCACTTGACGATATCTATGTAGAATTTATCTTCTTGTCTAGGGTTTTTATTTATGTGCACAAAAAATCTACGCGATTTCTTTTCTACTTCGATTGAGTCTGCTTCATTTGAGAAAAACAAGAAATTAGTGTAAATCTCTGTTTGGTATACATCTGCGCCTTTGCCTTCAATAGATTGTACTGAATCTGTTATATAGGTCTTCATTTGACCTAGCATTTGCCTACGCTCTTGTTTGTTAAGATCTTGTACTTCATTCACAAGTGTTAACTGGTTTTGTACCAAAAACGTATTAAACGATTTCTTAAACAAAGACGCTTGAATCTGACTTGTATTCCACTCGCCTAATAACTTCGAGACTATGGTAAACATTAAGTTCTTACCCATACCTTCGACAGGTGTAATAAGAATAGGCGCCCATAGAACTTTCTTAGTTGGATTTTGTAGTAAGTGTGCACACCAATCAATCATATGATCTGCGTGTTCTGCCCATAAGAAGCTCATTAAATCTAAGAATGGCTGGACAGATTTATCTGTAACTGTTGTACCCTCTAAAACATTATTTGGCGCTCTAAAAGTATTAATAACTTCACAACCCTGTATGGGGCAATTGTAGTATAAACTTTTTACAGGTTTATAACCTGTGTTGTGTACGTATCGTCTATCAGGATGTTTCAACCATTCAGCGAACGCTTTTCGTTCAACTGGATTGCCGTTTGCATTTTCTGCCCAATAAGTCCAGTTAGCATATTCAGATCTAGCATTAGGCATCTTAATACTAGCGATGTTACGTGGTTTATCTAACCTAAACACTTTATCACCGTGTGTTACATAGACTAAATGATCTACTAAGTACTGTAGTTTATCATTAGTAACAGGTGAAAACTTTTTATATGCGTCTTCAAGTCTAGGCAAGTAAGCTTCATAAGAGAAGTCGTCTGTATCACCTTTATACTTAGTAACTCGCCCAATTGCTTCTTTGAGTAAAACTCTTGCAGTATCTAGTGGTACTTTCCTAGCCCACGACGCGGTTAGAGATAAAAGTGTTTGATGCCGTGGGTGGTCGATTGAATCCGGTATGACGCCTTTAAGTGAAGGGTCATCATAAATCAAAGCTTCTGCAGATGTTATATCTATCGCAACAGACTGGGTGTCACCAGTAGGTATTTCAATGGCTAATTCTTTTGGTAATTCAGCTAATGGGAGATCTTTTATTAACTTGTAATTGTTGTCTGCAGTTGGCCCAACACACTGGCCTTTATTACCTCTAACGTCTACTCCGTGTATTAACTTATTAACTAATTTCATAGGCGCTGTTGACAGCACGTACTTATTATCTGGTATATGTTTTGGGTACTGGTAATAAAGATGAACGCCACCAGATTTAGACCTGACAGTGAATGTATCTAAAGTTAAACCATAAGTGTTGACTAAATAAGCTAGACTGGTCTTACCTTCTTTGCCGTCTTTAACATCTACATCGATGATAATTGCTTTATTACCTGGGTTGACGCCATAACCATTTGCATCGAATTCTTTAAACCATTCAGCTAACTTTAGTTTATTGTTTGTAGCCTTAACCGGCCACTCTTTGGGCATGTGCCCATCCTTTGTCGGAAATAATCTAAGCTCTTTGTCTAAAAATGGTTTTGTAAATTCAAATAAATTTGTTATGTTACTTGACATGCTCGTCCTCAAGTTTTCGTCCTTCCCGAATGAGTTAAAAAGCAAATCGCTAAGGACGAGTTCAACAATTTGCTAGTGATAGATGATTATCTAGGAGATAGAAACTTGTTTAAGTTTATATCATCTAACAAAAAGTATTATAACTCAACCAAATAATCTACATAAAATAAATGTTAACTTTAATTAGTGTTTTGTGTTAGAATGGACTAATATGGGTATCGAGGCTAAATTACTTTTCCTATACCTTAGGTTATATGCTAAGCATGAAACTGGTAACTGGTATAAAACTAAAGCGTTCCAGCGTGAATTGCTTAAGCTTTTGCACGTCAATGATGTTGAGTATACCATAAAAAATAGTTGGTACTATTTCTCTTGGGATTACAACTGCACAGAGCTGCCTTATGACTGGATTATAGCTACAGACAAAGAGTTAGAGCTATTATTTAAGTACGTATACCTGCATAAAGAAGCTTTTAGTAAGGTTATAATAGCTCCATCTGAGTGGACGACATGGTTACACATGTTCGAAGCGAACGCTTACGAAGTCACACTTAAAAACCAGCGTATTGTATTCGTAGGTAAAAAAGCGAACGCCAACGAAGCGAACGCCAACGAAGCGAACGCTAGCGAATGCTTAGAGCGAGTGCAAGACGTACCTACCACAACCGTGGACTCGCTGTTCTCTACGTAACCCTTCTAAGCTTCAGACTAAACCTTATCACGGTCTAAGAACCACTAATTAGAGCTCACAACGGCGTTAATTAGTGTTGTACGCACGCCTCCGCGCGATATCTATTTGTAAAAATGGGCCTCTAATTTAAAATCATAAACTCACAAATTATGCTTCACATTTATCATATTAATAATATATAATATCCATATGAAAAATAAAAAATTCATACTTTAAAACTACACAGGAGAAAACATGTTAAGAATATTTATTGAAGGTGCGTATGGACGTACTTATGACAACGCTGATAAAGTTATCACTGATTGGTGTTCAAACTTAGACTTTAAGATTATAGACGGGCCATACCTTAATGCGTCTGACGTTAGGCAACACCTTAAACCAAGCGACGAAATTATATTTCAAACTGCTAACTTAGAAGTTGACTTAGAAGGAGCATTAATATGATATTAGACACACCAGCACAAATTGAGCTATATAGCCTTAATGTAATGAGATCTAGACTAAAGTTAGAGATCGCAGGTATGAAAGGAAGAGGTCAAACCACTTATAGCCTCATCAAAAAGAGATTTGGGTTCAAAGGCACTCGCCTATCTGTTTTAAACCAACTTGAGTATGTTATCGATGAACATAAAGGTTTAAACGATGATGAGTATAGAGGCAGCGATTATGGAGACGATTAATGGATAACGCATTCGAAATTTTAATCGGGGCGTTTATATTGTTCCAACTAGGTTTATTTTATTTGATATTTAACGAGGATTAATTATGTTAACAACAGAAGAACAGTTTGTCTATGAATGGCAATACGGAATGCTAGGAGATTCTTTTAAAGGCATCTTAGCTAAACTAATAGCAAAAAGCGATACAGGTAATAGAGCTAAACTAAGGTTGGCTTTCCCAGATGAAGTTGAGGGTGTCACTAAATACCAATCTGTAGAGGGTTGGTGGGATAATGTACAAGACATAGCAGAGGCACAGTATGGAAAATAAATACAAACAAATATGGAACATGAAAACTAGAGTCAGACTCTTAGAAGAGGATTACGTTGAATTACTACAACCAGAGAAGGATATACTCGCCTACATAGGCTGTTATCCCGGGGCGTCGATCACCGAAATTGTTAAACACCCTTACTTTGAACATAACAGCTTAAGTACCATCAAGCGGAGCATATGTAAACTCTTAGACGAAGACTTAATCTATAAAGTCATGAGCTCACGAGACAAACGAGTTAATGGTCTATATATAACGGAGGCATTATGAGATTAATAAACATAGTCGGATACTCACTAAGTGAGTTACCTGAAGCTAAACAGAAACAAGCTCATGAAGACTACTTAGATGACGCGTATGAATACTTCGGGTTTGACGAAGATATTAAAAGTATCGAGGCATTCGCTAACTGTTTCAATAAAACTATTAAAGATTACTCATTTGACTTATACGCAGGTAGTTATGTAGATCTAGACGATGACGACTTTGAAGGTCTACTATCAAGCGTTGTACCAAAGCTTAATTCAGACAAAGATTTCCTTACTGGTTATTGGTTAGACGAAGTTTTACAGACTACCTACTGGAATTACATAGACGTAGATAACCTCCTAGACATACGAGCCGCAGCGTTACATGCTATAGATGAAGCTGTTGAAACCATACTCAAAGAAATGCACTTCCAAAGATCTTTTGAGTACTTCAAAGAGCATTGTGAAGGCAATGAATATGAGTTCTTAGCTAATGGTTGGCGCTGGCACTGGAATAACATCGAACTAAAGTCATAAACCCACAAATTAGAGTTTAAACTGTTTAATAATATGTTATATAATATACCTGTATATATTAATAATATACAAGGATTATTTAAACTACAAAGGAGATTACAGTGGACGAGATAAGGAAGAAAATCCAACAAGATAATGCGGTGCATTACTATACAGCATCATTTGGAAACTGGGCGACAAGTAAGAATCTAGAGACTTGTTTGGCTAAACAAAAAGGCGCTGACAAGTGTTTTGCAAAAAGACGTAAGGGCAAGAAACTAATCTACCCGCCTGTAGTTGTATACTTAGTACCACACCCTAGTGAAACTAACTACGAAATAAGAGGCTACGCGCCACAAGATGTTGATGCTGTACTTATTGCTGAGATTAAAAATAAGGATTGGTTCGATGACTAAAGATCAATATGAAAAATTAGCTCAAAGAGCCAATGAAGGTGAGAATGTTTGGACTGAAGATGAAGTCAGCGACTGTTGTGGAGCTGAAATCATCTACCAAGACATTTGCAACGATTGTAAAGAGCACTGCGGTATACAGGAGGAAGAATAATGTCAGAATTAACATGGACTCATATAAGACAACTAGAACAGAAAGTAGATGCTCTTATTAAAGCTGTAAGAGCTCAAGCTAAATTAATAGAGGAACTCAAGAATGATCGCAATTCACACTAAATATTATGGACCTACTGACTCAGGCGGCTCTAAGATTAGAGCAACTGATGGACGAGGCAATAAAGTAACCATACCATATCCGTATGAATTATCTGACGTAGACTGTTACGCTAAGGCTGCAAAGATGTTATGTAAGAAGATGGAATGGAAAGGAACGTTAGTCGCTGGTGGCACCCAGTCTGGCTACGTATTTTGTTTTACTGATAGTGATCACTATCAGATTTAAGGAGAAAAATATGCATGAGAACAACAGAAAAAGTCTAGACTTAGTAGATATACAAGAGCACTTACCATCCGCTCAGGATTTTAATGATTGTAGCGCAGCTGTCGATAGCGGTTCACTAGAAGATTTAGATATTACCATAGATAGCTTTAGAGTTTGGAACGGCTCTGTCCAAGACATCGAATACAACGTCGAATACGACGCTAACGTTGACGGAGGTGCAATATCGCTAGACGACTACAGCGACCCTATCGTTATTGAACGAAGTGAGTTAGAAGAGTTTATCTCTGAGACTCTATTAGACTCGCCTATCAGTGATCTACTCAACGATCTTAAGTTATACCCAAACACAGCTAAAGGTAACATCAAAGACATGAGAGTAATGCTCGGCTGGCTAGAAGAAGCTGCAGACAAATACATAGATATCAACAATGCACTTGGAGACAAAGATGCCGAATAGACAACAAATCATAGACATAACATTTAACCAAATCAAAGAACACATCTACAACGATAATCTCTTTGATGTATCTGAGTGGTGTGCTAACTGCGCACATGGTGAGTGTGTTAAAGACTCATATAGTACAGGTGACTCGCCCACTGTGTATGAGTGCAACAGCGACTGGTCAGAATGTCCTGCGGCTGAAGATCTAGCTGATCGAGATGAATGGAATGATTGGTACCAAGACGCTTTTGATGAAGCTGGTCTAAAGAGGTGTGCATAATGTGGGTTGCAGTAAATAAAGACACTATGTTACCTGTTGTATACGAGGCAACTGGTAACATAGTAACCTATGACACCAAGGAAGACGCTAAACTCGCCAATCCTGACTGCATTATCTTGTTCACAAATGATATTCATTAAGGCTATATGGTTCCCTATATTATTCTGTTTACAAATAATGTGGGCCTTGGGAGTAAAATGGCCGATCCTACTAACCATCGGTATAATAGGCGGAATCGTCGCTGTAGTCTGGAAACACTGACGCTACACCTGATGTACTGTACCAACCATCTCTCGATAGCTAGGTTAGCTATCGAGCTACTTAAACAACAAAGATGAATTACTACACGTTAAATCATCAAAACATATACGGAGTATATTATGACAACACCAAAAATTATTAACGGCAGATTCCCGTTGCCGCTAGTATGGCAAGTACGGTTTAATTACCAAGATCTAGGGCTAACTCAGGTCGCGCGCTTATTCGCGACAACACCTGGTAAAGTGCAAGATATTAGGCGAAACTCTAGTTACAAATACATCAATGAACGGTTTAAACCATCACAAGAGATGGTTAATGATACTTTAGATAGGTTAGACTTGTGCTCAAACATTTGGGTGGACAACCAAGATAACATAGAATTATTCGAGAGTTTAAAAACAGAGATAAGCGAGACTTGTGTGATGACCAAAGAAGAGGAATCTGACTTTAATTTCTTGAAGAATTCTACTCGTAAAAAGAGGGTTTCGAAGGTTAGCTAGCGTAAAAACCACCAAATAACAGTAAAAACCAAAGGTCATTTTTAATGGCCTTTTTAGCGCGTAAAAGCGTTGCAATTCGCCCAATATTAGCTTAAACTACTTTGTCTTCTTTTGCTGTCTTCTAGCACTGTCTTTTTTTGAGATTTGCGGGTTTATGCCAAAAAAGGCATCAAATATGTGAGTCCGAGACCGTATTAATCATGCGGAAATAAAAAAGTAGACAGTAGTGCGGGCTGGCTGAGTGGTTACAAGTGGACTGATTAAAGATTTAGTAGACACGAAAAGTAGACAGCGTAAGTCATTGATTTTACTAGGAAAATGGTACGATCGTCTTCTTTTGATGAAAAATAGGGAAGTTGAGAAAGTACCAAATATAGGTTAAATCGAGGGAAAAATGTCGCAGCTATCCAAAGCGCAGCTGGTAGACGATTAGTAGACAACGTAAACCATTGATATATAACGGTAAAGTGCTAGTGCTGTCTTTTGTCTTTTTATTATCTCTATTTCCGATCAAGAAAGGCTAGTATTAATATGGTAAAAACCGGGTGAACTGAAAGTTTTAGTAGACAAAAGACAAAACACAGTATTTGTGGTTATAAGTGGTAATAGAGGTTACTCGCCAATTCGCCTTCTTTTTGTACTTGGTAGCAAGTTATAGTGACAATAGAAACTCGCCCTCTTTACTTTTGGCAACTCTAAACCTCTTTACTTTTAGCAACCCTCGCTTATTCTACTTTTAGCAACCCTCGCTTATTCTACTTTTAGCAACTCGCCTACTCGCCCTCTTTTTACACCTGGCGGCAGGCAGAAGAATTAGCCGGACCGAGTTGGCGAGGGCTCTTAATATCTCAACACTAAGTATCTCACATTTCAACACTAAGTATCTCATTATCTTATTTCTAACCAACGCGCCCACTCGCCCTTTGCTGCAGCAATTGGTTATAAACATGCTATACACATATCATATAGCTGAGTGCGTCAAATTAGCTGATATTAAAAGCTTTATTAGTTAGTCATATAATATATCGGCTGACAAATTTTATTAGCTCTATCACGCTCTATCGTTTTGCGGTCTGTTAAGGCGAATGTGAGCCCTCCAAGGCGAGCGGGCGAATGTGGGCGAATGTGAGGCTTCTTAAAGGAATTCCCGAGTGGGCGAATGTGAGGCTTCTTAAAGGAATTCCCGAGTGGGCGAATGTGAGGCTTCTTAGGTGGGTAGTGGACCCGCCATCTGGGTTTCCATGAGTTTCGCCGCATAGGTGGGCGAGAGTAGGTAATACCACAGTGAAAATTAAAATTAGTGGAGCCATGTTTTTAATCACATCCCATATTAATAATATGATATAATGACCTTGTCAAAAATTAAATAACAACAGGAGAAACTGACATGCCAAAAACAAAACTAACTAAAGATGAAGCGTTACATGAGATTGCTAAAATAGAGTCTGATAACGCACCAAGTGAACTACTAATTGATTGTTACCATGATATGTTATTCAATCAGATGAACGAGGACCTTACAGATGATCAGATATACACTCTTGCTGAAGAATTAGATATTGAGGTTTATCAATGAATGTTTTAGGGGAATTTAATAGAAGGTCAAACATAACAGGATGTTACATCAACGGCAAAAGAGTACACATATTTAAAGCGACGTTAATAAGTGGTATCGCAATTGGTTTAACAGTCGGTTTTCTTATTGGTTATTTTTTGTAGGCGAATGCGGGCGAGAGTTTAAGCATGGGTCCTCATGAATTAGCGAATGCGGGCGAATGCGGGCGAGAGTTTAAGCATGGGAATATAAGGATTTGAGGTTATTAGCTAAATCTAATATAGATGTATTAGAAAACTCTTGTATTAGCTAAATCTAATATAGATGTATTAGAAAACTCTTGTATAAGACAGTTCACATATAACTATATTGGCCATGCAAAGTATTTATGAATTTAAATGAAATAAACTCACAAATATATTATTAATACGGTATAATAAAACTGTGATCAAATAAAAAGAATCACACTTTAAATAATAATAAGGAGACACTAATATGTCAAATAAAAATCAAGAAGTAAATGAAATCGTTAATGAAGTTGAAGCTCAAATTGAACTATTAAATTTAGAGTCAAAATTAACAGTTAAAAATGTGGCCGAAAAGTTGAATGAAATTATCGAAAAAATTAATTCAATGAAAGTTGCGCCGGTTCGAAATCGCGGGCCAAAATCGACGAGAGAAATGACTGAAGCCGATGCTAGAGACATGATGATCGGCGAGCACAGGGAATTATCGCATAATGCTGTCGCTAAAGAGCTTGGATTATCTTACGGCCAAGTTTATTCGGCTCGCAAGGGATTTACTTTCAAATCGATCTATCGTGAGTGGGAAAAAACTCAAGTCGAAGCTTAAAAATAAAATAAATAAAAAATAAATTGAAGCCTGAATCTAAAAAATTCGGGCTTTTTTATGTATAATATTTGGGGGCCCTGGCCAGGCCTGCCGCCCGCCCTATGTTGGTCCGGAATTTTTTCGTCTGGGCCGACTTATACACATATGTTAAAACCGCATATTAGGCGAGGGCTGTAAGTATCCAATATCTAATATCAAGATATCCAATATCTAATATCAAGATATCTAATATCTAGATATCTAAGTAGGCGAGGGCTGTAAGTATCAATATCTCAATGCTTTATTACCTTTTATGGTATAATCACGATAAATATTAGGCAATACAATATAAACTATGCTAGCTAATACAGAGAACAGAATTTTAAAAATGCTTCATGAGCGTACACCAGGTTATCACCCACTTCTTGCGTTAGTTGAACTAGCCACAGATAAAGAGACGGATAAAGGTATACAAATGCAGTGCCATAAAACAGTCGCTGAGTACGTAGAACCAAAACTTAAATCTATGGAGATTAAAGCAGACGTACACCAAGACTTTGGTATACTTAAAGTGTCTATGCTGACAGACGAAGTGTCTGATTAATGAACTTAACTCTCCACCCTCGCCAATACGCTGCGCTAAATTCTAGTGCGACTGAAATATTATATGGTGGAGCTGCAGGTGGTGGAAAGTCACATTTGTTGAGAGTAGCCGCTATTGTGTATTCAATACAGATACCTGGCCTACAAACGTATATTTTTAGACGTACCTATAAAGAGTTAATCGCTAACCATATGAGAACATCTGGTGGTTTTCCAGAATTACTTAAAGAGTTTGTAGATGATGGGTTAGTTAAAATCAACTGGTCAGATAACTCTATTGACTTTAAAAATGGATCACGAATAACACTCGCCCATTGTCAGCACGATTCTGATATGACTAATTATCAAGGTGCGCAAATCGGGTTTTTAGCAGTCGATGAATCCACTCACTTATCAGAGGAAGTTTATAGATTTCTTAGATCTCGTGTGAGGCTTGGGTCATTAAAGGTACCTAAAGAATACGTTGGCATGTTCCCAAGGATTTTAGCTTGTTCAAACCCTGGTGGTATAGCACATAATTTTTGGAAAAAGAATTTTGTAGACCAAGGCGAGAGTGCTTGGAGAACAGAGTCGCATGACGGTGGTATGATTAGGCAGTATGTACCAGCTAAGTTATCAGATAATAAGACTCTAACTGAGAATGACCCGCATTATGCAGATAGGTTACGAGGGTTAGGTTCAGACCACTTAATTGAGGCTATGCTCAATGGCGACTGGGCGATTACAGCAGGTGGTGCCGTAGACGATATATGGTCGCCTGCTGTACACATAGTAGAGCCGTTTGAGATTCCTCGTAGTTGGAAAATAAATAGAGGGTTTGATTGGGGTTCGTCTAGTCCATATTCAGTGCTTTGGTTCGCGGAGTCAGACGGTTCAGATGTCGTTATGGCAGATGGAATAGTTAGGTCTTTTCAACCAAAAACGGTGTTTGTTATTGCTGAGTTATATGGCGCAAATGCTAAGGGCGAAGGCCTTAGAGAGACCGCAGGTGAGATAGCTAGAAAAATTAAGCGTGCGGAGTTAGAAATGGGTTTACAATATAGGACAACACCAGGTCCTGCAGATAACGCTATATTTGACGTGCAAAATGGTCAATCTATTGCAGAAGATATGGAGAGAGTAGGGGTCAGGTGGGTTAAGTCAGATAAAAAACCAGGTTCGAGAATAAATGGTCTATCTAGAGTTAGGCAGATGTTAAAAGCTAGTTTACAACATCCACAAGAAGAAGCGGGGTTATATGTTTCGTCAACTTGTAGGAATTTAATTACTAACTTGCCTGCATTGCCTAGGTCAGAGAAAAATCCAGAGGATGTTGATACTAACGCAGTAGACCACGATTATGATGTGCTAAGATATAGAGTTCTGTCAGCGGACAGGCGATTATCTTTAGCTAAAGTAGTAGGATTTTAAATTATGCCAATTAATTCAATTCATCCAGAGTATACAGCAAATTTTGTGCGTTGGACACGATCTCGTGACACGTATGAAGGCTCTGATACAGTAAAAGCAAAAGGTAAAATGTATTTACCAGCACTCAGCGGTCAAACGGCTGTTGAGTATAGTTCGTATAGAGACAGAGCACTTTATTATGGGGCGACAGCTAGAACCCTTGCAGGTTTAGTCGGATCAGTCTTGAGGAGACCACCATTGATTAAGGTACCAGAAGGTATGGCGCATCTATTAGATGATGTCACAAATACTGGTGTGTCCATTAATCAATTTATGAAGATAATGCTACAAGAGGTGCTACTAACAGGTAGATACTCAGTTCTTGTTGATAGAGCAGAAGACGGTGGTAGACCTTACTTAGTAGGTTATCAAACGGAGTCGTTCGTAAACTGGTGGGATAACACTAAAGTGTTGTTAGAGACAGTTTTAGAGCCAGCTGAAGACGATCCATATGAGTTTTCACCTGTAGACATTTACAGAGAACTCGTATTGACAGATGAAGGTTACTCAGTTAATGTTTGGTCTCAAACAGATAAATCCGCTGAGTGGTCAATCATAAAATCATATACACCGTCAAATAGAGGTCTTCAAATTGATAACATACCGTTTTTTACGGTGACGCCAGACGGCGTTACAGAAGATATATCTAGACCGCCGTTATTAGATTTAATAGACGTTAACTTAAGTCACTATAGATCTAGCGCTGATTTAGAGCACGGAAGACATTTCACAGCATTACCCACACCTTGGGTGAGTGGTGTAGATCCAAATGAAACAGAGTTAAAGATTGGTTCGTCGTCTGCTTGGGTACTACCTGATGCGGGCAGTAAAGCAGGTTTCTTAGAGTTTACAGGTCAAGGTTTGACTGCGTTAGAGAATGCGCTAAAACATAAAGAACAAATGATGGCTATTTTGTCTGCAAGGTTGTTCGAGAAGGATTCTAAAGTTGTAGAGTCAGCTCACACAGCGAAAATTAGGCACAGTAGCGAAGCATCTATCTTAACAAATATAGCCCAATCAGTTGAAACAGGTATGATTAAAATACTTAAAACTGTAGCTATTTGGGAAGGTTTTGACCCAGACGAGGTGTCTGTAGAGGTCAACAAAGATTATTTAGATGATGTACTAGATCATCAAGGTTTAAATGCTATAATCCAAGCGTATCAGCAAGGGGTTATATCTTTAGATACATTACTATATAATATGAAAAAAGGAGAGCTTCTTCCTCCGGATACAACAATAGAAGAAGAGAAAGCAAAGTTACCGACTGAGAGGGTCTTAGAAGGGACTATTAACGAATAACCAGAGGTTGTTATGACACTAAAAGCAAAAGTAGACGATATTAACAGTATCGATGAGTCTCTGAGAGGCTTATATGTAGAGAATAATGGACAATATGTCCTAGAAGTAGACGGTTTAGTCGATAAATCCAAGTTAAATGAATTTAGAGATAATAACGTAGGCTTAATGAAGCAAATTTCAGATCTTGAAGCGAAAGTTGGCTCAGTCGATATGGACGAGTACAACGATCTTAAATCTAAAGCTAAGAAATTGCGAGATAAGAAGATGATTGACGCAGGAAAAGTCGATGAGTTGGTTACAGAGCGTGTTACAGCTATGAGAGCTGAGTATGATACGCAAGTAACTGAGTTAACGACAAAAAATGATGTTGCTAATCGTCAATTAGAGACTCTACTAATCGATAATGAGTTAAGATCTGCGTCAGCAAAAGCTGGTGTCACTTCTGAAGCGGTTGATGATGTTTTACTACGTGGTCGTGCAGCGTTTAAACTTGTTGAAGGACAAGCTATGCCACACGACTCAACAGGAAGCGTTGTTTATGGTAAAGATGGCACAACACCTATGTCGGTTAACGACTGGGTAAAGAATTTATCTCAATCAGCTTCGCATTTATTTACGTCTAGTCAAGGATCAGGTTCAACAGGATCTGTGAAAAGCGGTGGTCGAATGAACTCTGCAAATATGACTGCGACGCAAAAAATTGCAGCGGGTTTAGGTACGTAAATAAACTTTATATCTGGATTTTTGTGGTATAATCCAGATATAAAATTGTCCAGTGGACACCTTATTGTTGATTAAGAACGGCGTTTAAGATCAACTTAGATGAAAAACTTTTAATTAACTTATTATAGGAATAATATTATGGCTTCTGTAACTCTTGCTGAATCAGCAAAACTATCTCAAGACATGTTATCTTCTGGCGTTATTGAAAACGTCATTACGGTAAACAATTTTTTCGATGTATTGCCTTTTGCAAACATCGAAGGTAACTCTCTAGCTTATAACCGTGAAAACGCTCTAGGCGCTGCGGAATGGGCAGGTATTGGTGGTACTATCTCAGCTGGTAAAGCTGCGGCTACTTTCACTCAAGTGACTTCTAGCTTAACTACATTAGTAGGCGACGCTGAAGTTAACGGTTTGATCCAAGCTACTCGTTCAAACATTAATGACCAAAAAGCAATCCAAGTTGCTTCTAAAGCTAAATCAATTGGTCGTGCTTTCCAAGACAAAATGATTAACGGTACTGGTTCTTCAAACCAAATCGACGGTCTTTTAAGCCTTGTAACTGCTTCACAGACGTTATCTTCTGGTACAAATGGCGCAGCTCTTACGTTTGCTCTATTAGACGAGTTGATGGACGGTGTTGTAGATAAAGATGGTCAAGTAGATTACTTGATGATGCCTTCTCGTACGCTACGTTCTTACTACGCGTTACTTAGAGCTCTAGGCGGTGCATCTATTGGTGATACAGCTACGTTACCTTCAGGCGCTCAAGTTCCTGCATACCGTGGTACTCCTATCTTCCGTAACGATTGGATTCCGACTAACCAAACTCAAGGTACTGAGTCTGCAGCGACTTCGATTCTTGCTGGTACGCTAGACGATGGTTCAATGTCTTACGGTATCTCAGGTTTAACAGCAGCAGATGCAGCTGGTATCCGTGTAGAAGAAGTTGGTACATCTGAAACTAAAGACGAGACTATTACTCGTGTTAAGTGGTACACAGGTCTTGCTAACTACAATGAGAAAGGTCTTGCTATCTTAACTGGCGTTAATAACTAGACAGTTCTCGTAAACCTCTGGTTAAGATAACAGAGGTTTCTTTATTTTGGAGATAAAAATGGCTATTTTTACATTGACAGGTCCAAATAAAGGTAAAACTGATATCTATGGTGGTTTTACCTTTAGTAATGGCGTGTGCGAAGTACAAGAATCTGATGCGGATAAAGCGGAAAGATTGCTTTGCAGATATTATGGCGCGGTAAGAGGTGAAGCGAAAGCGAAAACTAAACCGCAACCTAAAAAATCTACTAATACAAAAAATAAACTTAAATCTAAATCAACTGAGGATTAAGACATGGCAATAGACGCTACCATAGGTGGAACATCTAGCGATAGCTATGTCACAGTAGCACAAGCTGATTCTTATCATGCGGACCATTTGTATGCCACTACGTGGACTACAACAAGTTCGAAACAAGAAACAGCTTTAAAAATGGCGACTAGGTTGCTAGATGAGAGGGTTTCTTGGTCAGGTTCTGTCGCAGCTACTACTCAAGCCTTAAGATGGCCTAGATCTAATGCATATACTGAAGATAACATTTTAATTTCGTCTTCAGTTATCCCTCAAGCTATCATTAATGCTACATCTGAATTAGCTAGACATCTAATTAATTCAGATTTAACCGTTGACACAGAGGGTAAAGGTATTAAATCTTTAGACGTTGACACTATATCTTTAGAGTTCGATAAATCTGATTCTAGAGATGTATTACCTCAAATTGTCATAGAGATGCTTAGAGGTTACGGTTCAATTAATTCTAGATCTAAATTCGGCACAGTAGCTGTAATTAGATCATGAGTCTATCAACGACAATAGCGTCTTCAATAGCATCAGCTTTTACAGCTTTAGGTGATATTCCTAAACAAGTTGTCATTAGTAGATTAGTAACAGGTGAATATGATACGCTATTAGGTTCTTTCGAATCATCGTCAGTAGATATTACTATAGATAAAGCTATAGTTACGTCATACAGCGATTCTGAGCTATCTGAGAACCTATTGGCAACAGATAGTAAAGTCATTATCAAACAGTCAGATATAACAAGTAGTTTTTCAACATCAGACTCTGTCAGCATAGATAATGTGACGTATAAAATCATAAATATTGAGCAAGATCCTGTTAACTCTATTTGGATTATCCAAGTGAGGAACACGTGAGAGTACGAATCTCAAAATCTGAAGCTCAACTAGGTAAGGACTTAGAAGACGATTTAATAGGTTACATGAATGATGTAATGACTGAGCTACAAGATAAGTTACATACTAGAAACCCAGTGGACACAGGTTTTTCGTCCATGAATTGGAGTTTAACACGTGGTAGAGCATATAACAGTGTTAGAGGTAGTAAAACTAACGTACCGAGTAAGATGATCGTTAGATTATTAACTAAAAAAGCAGAGGTTATGCATTTAACTAATAACGTTAAGTATTTACCTGCTTTGAATGATGGCTGGTCAGCGCAAGCACCAGCAGGTTGGGTTGATTTAGCTATAGCAGAGGTGCATTCTAAGTATGGGTTATGACACAGATAGAATAGCAATTGAATCCAGATTTAAGACGATTTGGGGTAATACAACTGACATTGCTTGGGATAATATAGATTTTAATCCTTCTGATGACACAGAATGGGTTAGAATAGCTATTGTACCAGGCGAAGAGCAATTCGTGTCTATGGGTAAGATGAGAAAAGTTGGAGTTATTATAATCCAAATTTTTGTACCTGAATTTAAAGGTTCAAAGAGGTCCAATGAACTGATAGATTTAACTACAAAAACTTGGCGTAACAAAGAGTTTAGTGGAATTAGATGCAGAGAAATAACTGTAAATAGATTAGGACAGTCTAATGGGTGGTTTCAAACAAATGTATCGATTCCTTTTTGGAAAGAGGAGTCACTATGAGTGCTTTACGAGTTAAAATAAGTAAAAATAACGTTGGACCTATCGAAGTAACTATCGATAGTTTACCATCGTTTTTAAACAAAGGTTGGGAAGAAGTTGAAGTATCTCCGGTGGAGGAGTCAATAGAGGTTTCCCTTGAGTCTAAAATTGAAATTGAAGAAGAGGTAATTAAAGATGTCTAATCATATTGGAACAGCTGGCTCATTAAAGGTCGGCGCTTCATCTGCTACTACAGCAGTAGCAGAGTTAAGAACGTGGTCTATTGAGACTACAGCGGATACAATCGAAGATACAGCAATGGGCGGAAGTTCAGCTCGTACATACAAACCAGGTTTGACCAGTTGGTCAGGTTCTTGCGACTGTTGGTACGATGAAACAGATACAGGTCAAGATATATTTGTCGTTGGTGCCACGGCTGAAATTAAGTTATGGCCTGCAGGTGATGTAGGTTCAACTGACCCAGCATTTGAAGGATCAGTAGTCATTACTGGTGCATCATTTACAGCATCTGTAGACGGAATGGTTGAAGCAAGCTTCACTTTCCAAGGTACAGGCGCTTTAACTGAGTCAAATACTAATTAACAGTTTGCTGTAGATAAGGTTTACCTGAAAGTCGATTCCGAGTTCGATTTCTGCAGCAATTTATACTCGGGTTAAACTCGGAGATTTACTATGTCAGTTATTGATAACATGAAGGCTCACTTCTCAGATCAGGAAGTGAAGACCATTGAAGTTAAAGAATGGGGCGACGATGAAGGCCCTTTAAAGATTTTTGTTAAACCGTTTACGCTCGCAGAGCAAAAGAAGTTATATAGCATGTCTAAGAACGATGATATGGATATGTTAGCATACACTTTGATTATGAAAGCGTTAGATGCAGACGGAAATAAAATCTTTAACTTAGGTGATAAGCAAACCATTCTTAACCAGGTTGACCCGTTTGTTTTGGCTGACGTAGTAAGTAATATTACGCAATCCACATCAGTAGATGATCATTTGGGAAACTAAGAGCCGATCCATATAGACGTTCTGTCGTAGGTCTTGCGGATCGGTTACAAAGGTCAATAACTGAAGTAGAGAAATTTACTGTTGATGAATTCAATGAGTGGATAGCATATTTAACGTTACGACAAGAGGAAGAAAAGGGTGCCAAGTAAATTCAATATTGGAGTAAGCTTAAACCCCAGACAAGCGTTAAAGGGTTTAACCAAAATACGATCAGCATTTGGTGGAGTAGGTACAGAAGCTAAACGTTCAGGTTCGCTAATTAAGCGAACTATGGATAATAGTTCTAAAGCTATTGAACAAACTGCTGGTAACACTCGTAAACTCGCTAGCGCGATGAGTGGTCTCAGAGGATCTGTAGCAGCAGTAGCCGCTATAGCAGCGTCGACAATGTCGATCTTTGAGACAGGTGCAAAAATGGAGGCGTGGAGAAATTCACTCTCCGTTGTAACAGATAGCGCCAAAAACGCGGCTGACACTATCAAATGGTTAAAAGCAAATGCCCAAGAGTTGGGTATATCATTTGAAGGTTCAGTCGAATCCTTTCAAAAACTAGCTGCAGCAGCTAAAAATACATCTCTCAAAGGTTCTGAATTAAGACGAACGTTTAGAGCTGTGTCAGGAGCGGCTCGTGTTTTAGGTCTTGATGGTGAAGACCTTAGATTGATCATGTTCGCATTGACACAGATGATTTCAAAAGGTAAAGTATCGTCTGAGGAATTACGTAGGCAGATGGGTGAAAGATTCCCAGGTGCCATGCAGATCGCAGCAAGAGCAATTGGCAAGACAGACGACGAGTTTGAGAAGATGCTCAAGACCGGTAGTATCATCGCTGAAGACTTCATGCCTAAGTTCACAGACCAAATTGAGAAGGAATTTGGACCTGCTATGGCAAGTGCAGCTACGCAACCTTTAGCAGCTGTAGACAGATTAAAAAATGCTTGGTTTGACCTTAAAGTAACTATAGCTGACGCTGGGTTTATGAGATTAGTTGCAGATGCTATGGAAGGCATAGCTTCGGCCATGCGTAAGATTACACCATTAGTCAATGAGTTTGAAAGATTAGTTAAATTTGCTTGGAAAGGTTCTAACCTAGAGAAATTCTGGAAAGGTTTAAAAGAGAATTCTGACGGTGTTTTAGACGGATTAAAAGAGAAGTTTTGGGAAGTAATAAAGTTAATCCATGTTGCTTTTGGTCGAATAGGTACGGCGTCAAAAGAGTTATTCACTAAACTAGAACTACACATCAATAAACTTAAGATGAGTATGCTAGACTTTTTATCTCAGTTACCTGGTGTTACTAGCGCTGCTTTAGGTTTTGATGATAGTAAGTATGTAGGGTTTAAATCTACGTTAATGGCGGCTAATGGTCAACTATATAAATCTTTAGGTTTAATAGATGAGCAAAATTCAAAGTTAACTAAAAACGCATCAGATTGGGTCGCAAACGCTCGTAAGACTATGACAGCGGATGAGCTAAGAACGTCTAATGCAGAAAGAGATCATGATACGTACTTACATCTTTGGAACGATCAATTTCAAGCTGTTGCAAGACTAGACGGAAAACTTAAGAAATTAAAACCTAGTCCTACGTTCCAGTCAGATCTACAAAAGATTAAAGACGAATTCGATCAGATAAAAGAGAAAGCGAACATAGACAGTGCTAGTTTATTCGGTGATGGATTAGTTATAGGACCTATGGGCGGAGCTTCAGAACAAGCTTTCGCTTCAATGATGAAGTTAATCGAAAAGGCTGATGAGTTTAAACTTAAGATTGGTGAAATCACTGAATATGGTGTGGCATTTGGAGATAAATGGGCCGAAATGGCAGAGCAGTTTGGAACGCCTATGCAAAGAATAGGTGAACAAGTTGCAGAAATATTTGGACCAGGCGGCACATTCTCTAAAGGCGTAGGTGACGCAGTTGCAAGTTCAATCTTACAAATGAATTCGTTTAAAGATTCAATTAAAGCTGTTGGTAGAGCTATTATCCACGAGGTTATATCTAACTTAGTTCAAATAGGTGTTCAAATGGCTATGAACTACGCTAAACAACAAATACTAGGTACAGCGACTGTTGCAGCTACTACAGCAGCAGGAGTAGCAGGCGCAGCGGCTAGTGCAGCGGCTTGGGCACCAGCAGCAGCTATGGCTTCATTAGCGTCATTTGGAGCTAACGCAGCGCCAGCAATGACAGGTATTTCTTCGACAGTTGGTTTAGCTAAAGCACTTTCACTCCCTATGGCTGAAAAAGGTGGACCAATATCTGGTCCTACACTTGTAGGTGAAGCAGGACCTGAAATATTCGTCCCTAAGGGCGCTGGAACGGTTATACCTAATGATAAATTAGGTGGCGGTGGAGACACAGTAAATGTTTCTTTTAACATTAATGCAAATGACTCTAGAGGATTTGACCAGTTGTTACAACAAAGACGCGGTATGATAGTAAACATGGTTAATCAAGCTATGAATGATAGAGGCAGAACAGGGGTTACATCATGACAACATTAACATGGCCTCAACAACCATCTAATCCTGAATTTAACTCTATAAATATTAAGACGAACATACCCACAGTTAAATCTGAGTCGCTAAGTGGTAGAGTACAAGTAAGACAACTAGGTTCGCAGAAGTGGAGTATGACACTGTCTTACCCACCTATGACTAGATCAGAGTTTGTACCGATTATGACGACTATAATGCAATTGAGAGGGTCATATGGTAAATTCACAGTTAAGTTACCTATACTTAGTACGTCACAAAGCTCAGCAAGTGGTAGTTGGAAAGCAGATGGCACGTATGCAAGCGGAATTAGTTCTATAACATGTACAGGCGGCTCAGGTGATTTAGCAGCAGGCGACTTCGTTAAGTTTTCCAACCATAGTAAAGTATACATGATAGTTGGTTGGGTAAATACTACAAATGTCATGACTATTGAACCTCCATTAGTAGAAAGTGTAACGGGTACGTCTACGCTAACGTATAACGATGTACCTTTTACGGCTAGTTTGAATTCAGATCAGCAAGAGTTTCCAGTAGGCACAGAGGGTTTATTTAGATACGAAGTGGATATTGTAGAGGTACTATGAGAAATATACCCGCATCCATAGTCGCTGAGTTATCTAAGGACAGATTTAAATCTGGTCACATAGTAGACATAACGTTTACAAATGGATCAGCAACAAATACATATTACTTGTCTGATCTATCTCAATCAATTACGTATAACACACAGAATTACTCACCATCAGGTAATTTACTAGGTATAGGATCTCCTAGTGAATCTTCTGACGTCAGAGTAGGCGAGATTTCTATCACATTGTCAGCAGTTAATCAAGCATTTTTAACAATGTTTTTGGGTGCAAACCAAATAGGTCAACCTGTCGTTATTAGTAGAGTGTATATAGATGATAACGGAGCGTTAATCGGCGGATTTCCGATTTACTCGGGTAATATATCTACATACGCTTTAAGTGAATCAGATAATAGATCTGTAGTACAAGTTAGCGTATCAAGTCATTGGGCTGACTTTGAAAGAGTTGCAGGGCGAAGGACTAATAATAATGATCAACACAGGTATTTTCCTAGCGACGATGGATTTGAGTTTGCTAGTTCAACGGTTAAAGACATTAAATGGGGTCGTGAATAATGGGATTTTTTAGTTTTATTGGTGATATATTTGAAGACGTTGGTGACGCAATTGGTGATGTATTTGAAGGTATTGGAGACGTACTAGAAGATATCGTATCTTGGTTTGCACCAGATATTCCAGATTTAGAGAGTCAGTACGGCGGAACGTTAGTTAATAAATCTAGTAATATAGCTCAAATACCTGTGATTTATGGGACAAGAAAAATAGGTGGCACTAGAGCTTTTGTTGAGACGTCAACTGGAGGAACACACGAGTTCTTATATATAGCGTTAGTTTTATGTGAAGGAGAAGTTGACTCTATACAAGAAGTTTACATCGATGATGAGTTAGCTATGAACGCTAGTGGCGCTATAACAACTTTGTTTGCTAGTAACTTATGGATTAATAAGTATACAGGCACGACGACCCAAACGTCAGATTCGCTATTGAGTGAAGCACCTAGTTGGGGATCAACTCATACCTTAAACGGAGTAACTTATCTGGCATGCAAATTAAAGTGGAATAAAGATGTTTACTCTTCTTTACCTACAATTACGGCTATCGTTAAAGGTCGTAAGGTTTACCAACCTGAGTTAGACTCGACTAAAGGCGGGTCAGGCCCTCATAGAGAGAGTACACCGTCGACTTGGACTTGGTCACAAAACCCGTCTTACTGTTTGTTAGACTATCTTCGTAATGATAGATTTGGTAAGGGTTTACCAACAACTGCGTTTGACTCTAATTACCAGTCTTGGCAAGATGCAGCCGCTAAATGTGACGATACAACAGGTAATACAATACCTGGAGGCACAATACCTAGGTTTTGGTGTAACGCTAACTTAGATACGAATGCAAAGTTAATTGACAACGTTAAAACGTTACTATCAGGTATGCGAGGTTTATTACCTTGGGTTGATGGTCAATATAAATTAATCGTTGAGGATTTACAGACTACAACTGAAGCCGCGTCAAACTTAGAGTTTGGCTTAGACCAAATCATTGGTGGTATAACTATTAACGGCATGTCTAAACGAGACAGGTATAACAAAGTTGTAGCAACATTCCCAAACCCTGATACAAACTGGCAATTAGATACAGTTGAATTTCCAGAAGAGTCTAGTTCTTTATACACAGATTGGTTAGCTGAAGATCAAGGTTTTAAGTTAGAAAAACGAGTTAGTTTAAATACGATTACTAATTACTATCAAGCCAAAGATATTGCAGAGTTATTTGCTCGTAAATCTAGAGAAGCTTTGAGGTGCTCTTTTAGAGCGTCTTCTGAAGCTATTCAAGTACAGGTCGGTGACGTTATTGAAGTGACGCACCCGACACCAGGTTGGGCTAATAAACCTTTTAGGGTTATGAATTTAACTTTAAATCTAGACGGAACGGTTAATTTAACTTGTTTAGAGCACCAAGATAATATATACCCTTGGTCGACTAAACCTACAGCGCCTTCATATTCAGATACTAATTTACCTAATCCGTATTTTGTAGGTCCGCCACTGTCTTTAGTTGTAACAGAGAACTTATCGTTACCTACAGCTGCTTTAGATGTATCTTGGTCGGCTTCAACGGACTCTTTCGTTACTAAATACACAGTTGAATACTTAAGCCCTGGGGCGACTGTATACACATCAGCAGGTTCATTAGATAGGTTATTTATGACAGTGACAGACTTAGTACCTGGTAACTATCGAGTTAGAGTTAAAGCAGAGAATGTTATCGGTTCTACGTCGGCCTATGTAACTTCTGCAGTTGTAGTGGTTACAGGTTCACCTGTTATGCCTGACGTCACCAATTTAGTCGTTGTGGACGCTTCAACAACGGTTGCGAATGAGTTTACAGGTAGAGACGCAAAGTTTAACTGGAGCGATTTTAACGCTACGCTTCAAGATCCTCTATTATTTTCAGATTATGTTGTTGAAATTAGAAAAGTAGATAATACATTAGTTAGATCTGAAGCTGTGCATGACTCTGAGTATGTGTACACATACGAAAAAAATGTAGAGGACAATGCAGGCTCACCGTTAAGGCAACTAAGAATTAATGTTAAACAAAGAGGAAATAGAGGTCAATTAAGTATAAACTCAGCTAAGATTGGCACATCAGTTAGTGGCGCAAATCCTTACCCTAATAACCCTGCACCAGCTGTACCGTCAGGTAATGTCAATGCTACATTTAACACGATGTATATGTTCTTTAGCGCCCCAACGGACACAGATTTCACAGGTTACAAAGTTTGGGCTTCAAAGGCGACTGGAGTAGTTACAACTAGCGATACTGAGTTAGTTTATAAAGGTAATGATAATTTAATAATTATTAACGAAGTTGACGATGGCACTCACACAGGCACTATGGAAGCTATAATAGGTAATGAAACTATTTACTTTGTTTATGCAGCTTATGACGCCTTTGGCGAATCTGGTTTAAATAAATCTACAGAAGGTTCTACTACAACAAGTTTAGCACCAACTGGTGGTATTCAAACTTACTACGAACCTTTGGCGAACGTAACTTGTGACTCTTCTACAGACGGTGCACTGTTGTTTGACACTACAACAACCACAGGTAACAACAAACCTTACAGGTGTAATGGAACTACATGGGAAATTGTAAACGACCTAGCCATATCAGACTCTCAAATTGTAGCTAACACAATCACAGCAGCTTCAATAGCTGTAGGTACAATAACAGGTAATGAGATTGATGTAAATAATATATCCGCGTACCACGTTAACGTAGGTTCATCAGCAACAACTGGTGCTAGAATGAACATTACAAGTACAACAATAAAGATTTATGACGCGACAAATACTACACCTAGAATCACCATTGGAGATTTGAGTTAATGGCGTATGGATTCAAGATCGTTGACGATAAACACACTAGGACAGAGACAGATATAGGTTACACTTTAATCGGTACAGACACTTTTATAGGTACAGGTACCTATGAGTTTACATTTCCGTTAGAAAATCCGCCTGATTACATTATGACTTGGCAATATCAAATTACAGACGCCCCTACAAGCGACACGACAGAACCCGTATATCATTTAAACGTTGTACCAGATATTACAGTGACTTTTGAAGGTTCTGTTACTAACACTAGCGGAGTTTGCATAGTAAATGGCGACTATGATTCGTCTATTACTTCAGCGAGTACTTGCAACGGTACAGCAGGTGGTGTATGGAATACGACTACGCCTTACTTTGCTTACTTTAAAGGGACTGTTGACTATACTTTGATAGGTAAAGATGATACAGATAGCTGTTTCTCAGGTACTAACACGTTCACAAATTTAAAAGACGATACAGAAATTACAATGTATTTTCTAGCTGTAGGAGGTACATAATGCCTTACGGTATAGCACTAGATAATTCTAATGGTAAACGAGTCATAGGGTCAGATACAGTGTTACCTAGATTCATAGGAAAATATACTGAATCAGCATTAGGGGTTACCAGTAACTATGGAGATTTTTTAAAGTTTTCTGTTATTTGTGATGGAAAGCCAATGTGTTTTTTACACGTACCTATTGGTTATGCAGCATCTATTAATAGAATTGTCACTACATCTACTAATCATTACGATGTGTACGTATATATACCAGATAGTAGTAGCGCTATGACGTTTAGCGATATCGTGTTATACTTATTTAGTGATGGTCAAACAACGTCAACTACAAGTGGCTATGGCATCAATATTAAGAAAGCAGACGACGAAGTAGCATACGACACTGGTTATGGTCATGCAAAGATTCAAGGTTATTTTTTACAGAAGAGATTCCTTTGGGTATGGGTAAGTAATAACGAAGCACTTAATTTTACAGTTGGTGACACTATATATAATAAAACTAAAGGCACTAACGCGGTTTACATGCAACAGACATATACAAACATATTGTCCGTAGCCGGAGATAGCGCAGCAATAAATTGGGCCGCAGGTGATTTATTATCAGATAGCGCTAGTGGCGCCACTTTAGCAACTATTGGAACGAACGCTATTACGTCTTCTTATAACACTATACAGCAACCGGCGGTATTAGCAGGCGGCGCTACCTGGAGTTCTTTAGGAATATCTAAGCCAGCTATATTTTATCAACCTGAAGGCAAAGGTTTTTGGGGTTATATGACATTTGGAAGTTGGCCTTATTATAGTTTTTTTCACTTGTATGCTCACAATACTGTAACTACAGCATCAGACGGTTTTGTGTGGGGTTTTAAAACTTCTAGTTATCCTACGGGGACTACTAGAGCGGATTGGGCCGCAACAGCGCCTATGTCAGTAGGTTTTGGTACTGACGTAACACATAGTATATTTGATACGTGTGCTTTGAATGCGTCATATACACCTTCACAGTTATCCAGCGATTACTATGGTTATAACTCACACATAAACTGGAGTTCTATGGACGCACAATTTTTTGCTTATATCATTGACGGGGCGGATTATGATTGAATCAATGTTAAGACCTATGTTTTCTTTTGTAGACGATCAAGGTAATAAAGTTATAGCTGTTGACACTATAGAAGATGTAGTGTATAACCCAAACTTGTTGTGCAGTGATTTTAATGTTAGTCGAGATAAGATGACAGCTGTAAAGGTAATACCTGAGGAAGCAGAACAAAACCCGCAAATCTCAAAAGAAGACAATTAGAAGACAGTGACAATTAATTAATTTTATAGGTAGAATACAACCATGGCATATTACAACACAATTAAATTAGTATCAGGTGACGACCTACCTGAGTTAGATATTACTCTACGAGATAGCAACCTAGCCGAAGTAGGAAAGACCTTAGATATTACAGACCCTTCAACTTGGAATCCGATTGATATTACTAATGTATCAGCAGTCAGATTAAAGTTTAGAGAGGTAGGCTCAACCACACTTAAAGCAACGATTGGGTGTACTAGGGTAGCTCCTTACACAGAAGGTCATGTTATTATGAATTGGGGCTTAACAGACCTAGACTCAATTAGTGGTGATTATGAAGGCGAGATTGAGTTGGAGTATTCTAATGGTAAATTCATGTCTGTACCTGACCTATTGAAGTTTGATGTAAGAGCAGGATTCTAAAGTGGCTATCAGAGCGACAATTACAGTTGTTCGGGCATCAGCAGATACAAAACATATAAGTCTTTCTGCTAAGACGACTAACGTCAACGCAGAAGCTATAGCATTTGTAAATCCTGATAGTAAGAATCAGTGGTTCTATGAGGTAGCTACTCTGAGCGATGTACAGTTCAGTCTTGTAGAGAAAAACTTATCAGAAACAGTAACGCTTGATGAGGTAGTAGGCTGGTCATACGCTAAGAACGCACCTGAAACATTGGCATTGGTTGAGAGTTTCGCAAAGGTTGTAACATTCAATAGAGCGTTTACTGATGCCTTTACACTAGATGACCTAAGTCAAATTGATAAAGACTTCTATGGTAACAAGGGTAATGTTGCGTTCATGCTTGATATTATCGGGCTAACTTACCATAAAGACTTCACAAATAAAAACCAACTAAATCTAGGAACTTTAAACTCCGGCGAGCTTAATGACGATGGCTCTGAAGATGACAGAAGAGTAACAGTTTCAGACGTAGTAACATTAGCTATAGATTGGGTAAGAACATTCACTGATAGCTACTCAGTCACTGATGCAAATTCGTATGCTCTCGATAAAGCACCTTCTGAGGAAGTTAGTGTTATTGATACAACCTCAAAAGAGGTGTCTAGTTCTAAGACCGAAACAGTTACAGCAACAGACGAAATCCTAGTATATTCAAACCTAGGAAAGCTCGAAAATATCAGTTTAGCTGAGACTTATGCCAAGGGTTTAGTTAAACGTATAGAAGATGCGTTCACATTAGATGATTCAGCGCTAATCAATAAAGACTTCACAGGAAATAAAGGTAACATATTCGGTTTCAGTGATTTATTAGGTAATAACTTCGGAAAAGCATTAACAGATAGCATTTCACAGCTAGATGAAGTATCTATCCTACAAGGCTTAAATAAGTCTGACTCTACCACTTTATCAGATACATACAGAACTACGCTAAATAAGGCAATATCAGACGCATTCACGCTTGATGACGCACTACAAGTAGACAAAGATTACTTCGGTAACAAAGGAAACGTATTTACCTTTAGTGATGTATTAAGTTATGAGGCTAGTAAAGATTTAACAGACGGAATTGCTTTAGTTGAATTAGTAGGATTTATATTAAATCACCCTGTAGAAGATTCATACACAGTAACAGATACAAACACTTTACAACCTGAATTAGTTAAGAGCGAGTCAATTGGTTTTAGTGATACTTATATCCGTAATATCATGAAAGGCTTGAGTGATGGATTTGCGCTTGATGATTCAGCACAAGTAAACAAAGACGTAGATTCCACTAAAGGCAATATATTCAGCTTTAGCGATGTATTCAGTAGAACCGTATCATACGATAGAGCATATACAGACAGCTTCGGTTTTAGTGATAACTTTAGTAGAACGGTTGGATATGTAAGAGCGTATTCTGACAGCTACTCAGTAAGCGATACTAGAGATGTACACTTAAATAAAACGCTTGTTGACACGTTCACATTGTACGATGACTTCAACACTCCACTTAACAGCTTAGGACTAAACGAAAGCTTATTAAACGGAAGTGGTGATAGAGTAGTTACAGATTTGGAGTTAGGTCGACCTGAGTCATTAACATTCAACGAACTAACAGCCTTTGTGCATAGTAAAAGATTAAATAATTTAACCACACTTGAAGACGTTTATGGTTTACAATTAGAAAAAACGTTTACAGATGGTTTCGCTTTAGATGATTCCGCCTTGATTGACAAAGACTACTTTGGTAATAAAGGTAATATAGTAGGGGTTTCCGACCAAGTAACAGTAGATTACTATTACGGTGGTTTAGTGGGTCAGAGACCTTTGAATACAATGTCACTTAATTAGGAGAAACGACATGATTAACGATAACTTTGCACTAACAGGTGCTTTAACAATTGCAGTAAACAACGAAGTAGTTCAAGAGACACATAACCTTGTAGTAACAGCAGGTAAAGAATGGGTTGCTGACCGTATGAACAATGCTAACACAGTAATGACTCACATGGCAGTAGGTACAGGCACAACGGCAGCAGCAGCTGGCGATACAGCGCTAGGTACTCAGCTAGACAGAAATACATTAACAAGCACAACAGTTACAAACAATACTATTGAGTATGCTTGTACTTGGGCAGCAGGTGACGGTACTGGTGCTATTACTGAAGCAGGTATCTTTGATGCTTCAACAGGTGGTGATATGCTTGCTCGTACTGTATTTTCAGTAGTGAACAAAGGCGCAGCAGACTCTATGACTATCACTTGGACTATTACTGTTTCGTAAAAACACTATACAAGGAGGACAGCTATGGCTGTTAAGTTTAGTAACAATGCGGTAACTTCATTAACAGATAGTCCTTCGGCAGGCGCTACCTCTTTCAATGTAGCATCCGCTTCCACATTCCCAACACTAGGCGCTAGTGATTGGACTTATGTATCCCTAACTTCTGAAGTTGTTAAAGTAACAGCTATCAGTGGAACTACATTTACTTGTGATGCTACATCAGGCGCTCATGCTAGTGGTGAGAGTGTAGAACTACGTATGACAGCTGAGATATTGAATGACGTTGCTTTAGGTGACGATGAAAGTTTAGACGCTATTAGTAATGCCTCAGCCATCACAGGTAACGCAGTAGATGTATTCATTTATGATACCTCGAATGACTCAGATGGTGGTGCTTGGAGAAAACGCACACAGGCTACCTCTTGGTACAATGAAACTTTAAACACATCTACTCGTGGTTCTCGTAAAGAGTTCCCTAGTGTTGCTGTGATTGTTGCTGAGTCTAGTAAAGTAACTATTTATGACGGTGATACACCCGATTTGGATATGTGGATGGTGTTTAATGCTGGCGGTGCTTATCCCAGCACTTATGCTTTAGGGCAAACTGGTTGGGGTGGCCCTAACGCTGTAGTGATGCTTAACGGAACGCTATGCACCCCCCGTGGCGCAGGCGGTTTACCGCATATGAGCTTTATTGATGATGCCTGCTACCGTATATCTACAGATGGCTTACACTCCCTAGCGGGCGGTGTAGCTGTTAGAAATAGCGGAATGGCAGACACTATATCTAATAGCTCCAAAACGATTGTTAATGGTACAATCAACGACGTAGCAATGACAGTCCTACCTAATGCTCCTATAGACTCTGCAACAGGCTTACCCATTCCTACTATTGCAGTAGCTACTGATGGTGGTGTGAGTGTTATTAAGGATGATGGTACGGTTGTTGATTTAACAACTACCATATACACAGTTGCGTCTTCAGTTGACTTCACGCCTGAAGATAATTTAATATTTGCTTTGGACAATGTAAGCAACACAGGTCGCTACGTACACGTACACGCCATCCCTGCTATTGATACATTGATTGGTGCTAATGGATATGATAAAGGTTCATCACTTGAGTTTTATACAGCACGTGTAGCGAGTAACCCAGACTTATATCCTAGTGCAGTATTAGCGTCTCAGCGAATAATATATGCGGATGATACTTTAGGTGGAAGTGATACAGGTCTAGCTCGACTATTAAGGAACACAACAACCCCTGACAACGGCTCAGTAGCCTACATAACCTCAACCTACAACAGCGGATATATGACTGGTGATATTAAAGGTGCTTGGCTATCTGATACTGATGATACTAATGTAGTTGGTACTGAGTTGGTTACTAATGGAGACTTTGCTAGTGACACTAGTTGGACTAAAGGTGCTGGTTGGACTATTAGTGGTGGTGGAGCTGTAGCGAGTAACGTGCAGTCTGGCATAAAGATAAGAAGCACATCTTTTACTCTCGCCACTGGTTGGTATACAATAACTGTAGATGTTAATACATCAGCGTCTACATACTTTTTTGGTGTTGACGGAACGACTAACGACAACACTGGGGTGTTATCTACTCAGGGAACGGCTTCATTTACTGCGTACCTTCTTGCTGGCACTTACACAGCATACATCGGAGCGTGGAGCACTGGTCTAATAGGCACATTCGATAACTTATCATTAAAACTAGCAGACGCAGACCGCTCAGTAAACGGCAACGGTCTTCAAGTCAACGGTACAATCACTAAGACTGCTGTAGCAACGGGTGCAGACCTTGTAGCTTATAGTGGCTTTAGTACCTCTAATTATCTTGAACAGCCTTACAACGCTGATTTAGACTTTGGTACTGGTGATTTTAGTATTATGGGTTGGGTGAATTGCCCTTTATCAGGGGATGACGTATTCGCTAATAAGACTGATAGGATACCAACCTATGGGTCAGGAAACCCTATCAGAGTATACTCCAGTGGCAGTATTGTATCCTTTACTGTCGGAGCTGCTGATGCCAATACTCCTCAATCCCTTACGGGTGCTGGTTGGAGTTTTATCACTGCAACTAGAGCTTCTGGGGTTTTATTCTTGTATATAAATGGCGAGCAAAGGGCGAGTGCTGTAAGTACTCACGACGTTACATCTATAGGCGGCAATGACGTACTACTATTAGGTGTTGGTACATACAATGGTACTGCAGCTTGGCCTGCACAGCAAATGGCCCTATGGCGCATCTCAGCTACAGCTCCAACAGCTGCTCAAATCAAAGAGATATACGAAGCAGAGAAACCTCTATTCCAAGAGAACGGAAAGTGTGTACTACACGGCACTAGTGACGCTGTAACAGCACTGGCATACGATGATTCAACTTCTGAATTAGTTGTCGCTACATCAGGCGGACTGTCTGTCTTTAAAGGCTTGTCAAGAGTTGACGAAGAAGATGGTAATTTCACAGAGGTATCACAACAAGGTGGTATGCGCATTACGGAGAAAGCATAGTGAAGACAGTATCAGATATAGTTGGCAATAAATATGGCAGACTGACTGTTACTGCTTTCGCAGGATACTCACAGCACGCTAGACCTAGACCACAATGGTTATGTAAATGTACTTGTGGCAATGAATATGTAGGAGTAGGTAGTGCGCTTAAAAATGGCAATACATCCTCGTGTGGTTGTTTACGTAAAGAGGTTTCTACCGCTAATGCTACTACTCACGGTATGAAAGGTACTAGTGTCTACAATACTTGGTCAGGAATGATTAACAGATGCTCATTACCTAGTAATAATCGTTATGCTAGATATGGTGGTAGAGGAATCTCAGTATGTAAAAGGTGGTTGTCCTTTGAAAACTTCCTTGAAGATATGGGTGAGCCTAAGAAAGGTGAATCTATTGACAGGGTAAATAATAATGGCAACTATGAGCCATCTAATTGTAGGTGGGCTAATGACGCTACTCAACGTAGAAACAAGAGTAACAATATCTGGATTAAAGTTGGCAACGAATCTATGATAATTACAGACTGGGCTAAACGCCTAGGGTGTGGTATAAACACAATTAAACGTAGAATAGCGCGAGGGTGGGATATAGTAGATGCTGTTACACGCCCCGTTAATTTTAAAGGAGTAACCTTATGACTATCCAAGTAACTAAAGAACCAATCAATCTTCGTGAGAAGCTGAATGAACTGGAGACTAACAAAGGTCTAAAAGGTAATGAGATACTACAAGCTGAAACCGCTCAGGAAGTAAGAAGCCTTATCGGTGCAGGTAGAAAGAACCTGATTATTAATGGTGATTTTCAAGTTAGTCAGCGTGGTGATTACACTACTGCAACAACAGCCTCTGGGAGTACATACTATCTTGATAGATTTAAAACTGTATTAGGTGGTGCATTTACTTATACCCATAAGATAAGTCAGTTGGTTGATGGCAAATATGTTAATACCTTGTTACAGACTATGACCGCAACGGGTTACTCTGCAACTCAGCAGTTTGTTGAAGATTTTGCAAAACTTAAAGGGCAAACAGTTACTTTATCTGTGTGGGTAAAGAGTAATAAAGCAGGTGCTAGCGTTGGTATATATGATGGTGTCAGTCAAACTCATAGCAGTCCACATACTGGAGGAGGAGGTTGGGAAAAACTAACCGTATCACACACCTGCTCTACAAGCACCACCTTAATGCGTACTGAGGTATGGACTACCACTGGGGCGGTTGTTGGTAGTTTCATAGAGTTCACCAACTTCCAACTAGAACTAGGCTCAGTAGCCACAGACTTTGAACACCGTAGTTATGGTGAGGAACTGGCACTTTGTCAGAGGTATTTTACAAGGTCAAAGAACTTTATAGGAATGTGCAATAACGCAGGTAATGGTGTTGAGGGCTACATCTGGTTTGATGTAGAAATGCGGACAGCCCCGTCACTTGCACAAGATTCCCCGTTTTCTATTAACGATGTGGCTAATAACTACACTCAGTCGGGGAACAACATAATTATATATTCGCCTACAACTAGAGGGGCTTTTGTAACTATGGCTAATTTTACAGGGTTAACTGCTTTTAGACCCTGCGCGTCACGTGGGTTAGGTGGGGATATACTAGCAGACGCAGAACTTTAACAGGAGATTATTATGTATAAACTAAACAAAGACTCAATCCAAAGATTATCTGATAATGCTTCTATCCCACAAGCTGAAGGCAACAGAGATTACCAACAGTTCCTACAAGACGTTAAAGTCAATGGCTTAACTATCGTAGAAGGTGCTGATGTTATCGAACCTGATTATGTAGCACTAAGAACTGGTGTGGATGGCTATGCCCCTACAGGTGAACAGTTCGGTATGCAAACAGACGGTACTTGGGATGCTCACATAGCAGACGTTAAGACTAGATTCCCTAAGACTATTACAGGTGGCACAACTATTGCTACTGTACCTGCTTGGGTGCAAGAAGAAGTTGCTAAGGTGTTATTCGCAGAGCAACTACAAGCCTACAAAGTAGCTACAGCTAGACTAGAGGCGTATGTATTAGCTGATGGTAGACCTGAACTTACTGAGATGCAAGACACTACAGAATACGTAGTTGATGCTGAGGGTATGCTTGTGCTAACTGATGGCGAGCCTACATTCATTCAGGAAGAGGTTATTGTTCAGACTGCTATTGAGCCTTTAGAGGCTACAGTAGAAGTTACAACATACCCTGAAGATATTGATGCAGAGCCTGTAACTACTATTATCGAGAACCCTGAAATTACTCAGGATAACCTTGAAAGAGCAGAAGCACAGGCTGTAGTTGATGCTACACCTGCCGAAGTTAAAGCAGTATAAAACAAGTAGGGGTGAAATGCCCCGCACTCATTAAATAAACTTGAAGGAACTATGGAATATTCAGACATAATCTTGACACTGGTAGGAATGGTAACAACAGGGACTATCTTTGTTATCAAGAAT